TGGATAACGGCTGGAGCTGGAATTATGCGCACGGTACGGCGAAAAAGATGTTTAAGGTTGATCGTGTGGAATGGTTGTCTGACGGCAATATGCACAAGCTGGTGGCAGCGTTGCAGATTGCGGCGAACCGCCGTAAGAAAGGGGCTGTGTGATGTATGAGACGGCAGATTTTGGCGCGGTCAAGCATCTGCTCCCTGATAGTGTACAGGCGTTGATTACGGTCATCGGGTTTAATGAAACACTGGAGTTGGTGCGCCTGATGGGCGGTACGACTTATCCGTTGCGGCAAGGTTATACGAAAAACAGTCAATCCCGTGTTGCGTATTTGGAGGAGATTATCGGCAGTGAGGCAGCCGGTCGGCTGGTGGAGGCAATGGCTCCGTGCAATCTGTTTATACCCCGTTGCGAGACGGCCTTGTATGAGCTGCGAAACCGTAAAATCCGCAGTCAGTTTGACCGACAGACGGCAGGTGGCACCCCTGCATATGAGGCCGTTAACGATTTGGCCTTGGCACACCGCTTAAGCGACCGCCATGTGTGGCGAATTTTGAAGCAGGCGGATAAGGAAGCGGAACAGGAAAATTTGTTTTAAGGGATAACCCGTTTGAAAATTAAATTTCAGACGGGTCTTTTTTATCTATAATGACTACTCTTTTCCAAAATTTGAATAGGGATAAACAAATGAAACTCATGCTTGCTTTAGTGTTGGCTTGTACTTTGGCTGCCTGCGGGAGCCAAGAAATAGCCGCCAAACAGGAAGCCGCGCCCCAACAGGAAACTGCGCCCCAACAGGCTGCGATTTGTGCCGAGCCGATGGGAATATCGGTGGAAAAGCTGCTGCTCAATATCGATGCAGGATTGAAAGGTATTGGTGCGCCTTCGACGGTGCAAAGTAAGAATATTGAGGAAAATGAGTGTGGCTATCAAATTGTGATGATGACTGATTTCGGCGCCATCCAAGTGGGAACTAACCCTCAACAAGAGGTGTTGAGACTGTCGACAGCCACGCAGCTGAATTCTGATTTGTCTAATCTGTTTGCCACCATACAAACGATTACGGCCATTGATGGTACGGAAAAAATGGGGCAAACCGAAATCGGCAATCTGTTGGTTAAAACGATTGGCGATATGGCGCCGGAAGTAAAGCAATCTGGTAATGCGAGCAAGGATTTTGAATATAAAGGTAAATACTATTCAATCATGATTGAAGGAAATAATTTGGTAATGCTGGTACGAAAAATATAGCAATTTTCATTGCATAGGCCGTCTGAAATTTCAGGCGGCCTTTTTGTTGCCTACTGACACTGTTTCGCCCGCTGCAAAAGCCATGCCGTTTGAAAATGTAAGCCTCTGAAAGTGCATTTTAATCTGATTTTGAGGGAGGCTTTAATGAGCAAAATTATTTGTCTGACTGCCGGACACAGTAACACCGACCCGGGCGCGGTCAACGGCTCCGACCGTGAGGCGGACTTAGCGCAGGATATGCGCAACATCGTGGCATCTATTTTGCGCGATGACTACGGCTTGACCGTTAAAACCGACGGCACGGGCAAAGGCAATATGCCGCTGCGCGAGGCTGTAAAACTGATTCGCGGCTCGGATTTGGCGATTGAGTTCCATACCAATGCGGCCGTCAGCAAAGCAGCTACGGGCATTGAGGCGTTGAGTACCGTCAAAAACAAACGCTGGTGTCAGGTGCTGAGCAAGGCTGTTGCGAAGGCTACCGGCTGGAAACTGCGCGGCGAAGACGGCTTTAAACCCGACAATGCGGGCCAGCATTCGCGCCTGGCTTATGCACAAGCCGGCGGCATTGTGTTTGAGCCGTTTTTTATCAGTAACGACACTGATTTGGCCTTGTTTAAGACTACTAAATGGGGCATCTGCCGCGCGATTGCGGACGCGATTGCGATGGAATTGGGAGCGGTGAAGGTATGAAAAAGTCTTTGATTGCTTTATCTATTGCCTATTGTGCAAAGTTAAAAAACGGTTTTGGCGTACCGCCGTTACCTGAAATCAAAATCACGCCAAGCCCTGTTCGGGTAGGCTCTTTGAAACAACATCCGAGCCTGCGCTTGGGTAAATCAGGCGTGGCAGCCGCGAAACGTGCGGCGCGTAAACGCAAGGCGAGAAAGTAAGAAATATGATTGACGGTTGGGATGGTTATTAAGATGCGCATTTTTGACATTTTCAAAAACCCCGCGACAGGAGGCATTTCACATTCGAAGTTATGGGCAAACGTTGCATGCGCGGCGGGGACGTTTAAGTTTGTGATGTTGCCCGATCCATCGGCGGAAATTTGGGCGGTGTATTTGGGCATTGTCGGCGGCTATGCGGTGGCGCGCTCGTTTGTCAGCGTCAAACGTCAGGAGGTCGAGAATGAATCTCGTGAAACTGCTGGCGAATAACTGGCAGCCGATTGCCATCATCGCACTTATCGGCACGGGTTTGGCGGTGTCACACCATCAAGGATATAAGTCGGCCTTTGCCAAACAGCAGGCGGTCATCGACAAGATGGAGCACGATAAGGCGCAAGCCCTGCTGTTGTCGGCTCAAAACTATGCGCGCGAATTGGAACAGGCACGCGCGGAAGCTAAAAAATATGAAGTTAAGGCGCACGCCGTCGGCATGGCTTTGGCGAAAAAACAGGCGGAAGTCAGCCGTCTGAAAACGGAAAATAAAAAGGAAATCGAAAATGTCCTTACTCAAGACCGTAAAAATGCAAGCGGTAATTGTATTGACGGCTTTGGCTCTCACGGCCTGCAGCTCTACAACCGCGCCCTCGGCTACGGAAATTAAGGTTGTCGAAAAGGCGATCATGCCGACACCGCCTGCTGCGTTGATGGTCGCGCCGGTACGCCCGAGTCCTCCGAAGGACGGCAAGACGGCAACGCTGCTCGAACACGCCGCTGAGTTTGGCGGCTATGTTTCGGAGCTGGAAAACCAAAACGCAGCGTGGCGCGACTGGGCGGGCAATCGCTCCCGCAAAGTCGGCGACTGACAAAAAAGCCCGCGTAGGGCGCGGGCTTAGGGTAAAAGCGGATTTTATACCTCTTTTACAGGGGTCGCGGCGGTAGTGCTTTTCACCAAATCGACTGCGTGCTGGCAGTTTTGCTTGCTGGTGTAGCCTTGGCCCTGAGCGATGATTTCATGGTTGGCTGCTTTCAAACGCCAACGGTATTCGCCTTTTGCGTCTTTATAGATTTCAAAATACATAAGGTTTCTCCTATGAATGAGTACACGTTTTCTTACCGCTTTGACGGCAAGTCCTGGTCATTGAGCATTTGGGCGGACAGCCCTGAAGAAGCCCGGGCAAAATTTCGGGCTGCACAGGAAAATGCGCAGTATGACGGCGAAGTTGTAACAAAGATTTATACATTTGTAAATATTTCGTGGGTTAAGAAGTTGTACAGACGGATAAAATATTTAATGGGTATCAAAGAATGACCTACCGTGAATTAGTTGAACGTCAGTTGGCTGTGCGCCATGCCGATTTGGAATTGGGCTTAAGCCGCTCCCGCGAACAAGAGCCGTTTGTCATTCATGTTTCTAATCTGCTGGATAAGGCAGGGGTTGAATATACGGTACGGATGAATAAGGATTTTCAGACGACCTTTAACCTTGAATATCCAAATACAAACTACGACACCTTTAAGCGTGCAGTTTGGCAGACGATTTCGGCGTATTACTGCGTTTGTAATGATGGAGATGGACTCGAAATTTTCAGCAATCGCCCTGACGGCCACTCCGTCCGTATCGTATTCGGCGATGTGCCGGTTTAAGGGGTTTTAAATGGACTTTGAATTTGGTTTTAAAACCTTGTGGCCGATTGCGACGGCGGCGTTTTGGTTTTGGGTCAACGGCATTTCAGGCCGTCTGAAAGAGGCGGACAAGCGTATCGACGACCTTAAAGAGGAGCTGCACGCGGTCAAGCTCTCTTATCACACCAAGGCGGACGCCAAGGCAGACAGCACTAATATTGCAGCAGCGTTGGAACGAATTGAAAACAAGTTAGAAAAAGTAAACGAAAAACTGGACAGGAAAGCGGACAAATCATGAGCGACCCGATTTTGGAAGCCTTGGCGCGTATTGAAAACAAGACTGATCAAACTCTGAAAAATCAGAAGGAAATGCAGGCGGAAATTGCGCGAATCCGCCAAGACACGAAACGCACGGCCATTACATTCGGCGCACTGGGCGGCGGCGTGATTACGGTCGGCTGGGAATTGCTTAAAGCGAAAATGGGACTGTAATTATGGCTCACCCGCAAGAAATCCGTGAAAAGTTACGCCGGCTCTATGTGAGCGGCGAGCAAACTTTGGAAACGGCAGCCTTGATGTGCGAAATCCCGCAGGCCACTGCGCGTGCGTGGAAACGTGCGGATAAGGAAAAAGGCGACGACTGGGATAAGATGCGCGCCGCCTACACTTTGGCCGGCGGCGGTATTGAGGACTTGAGCCGTGCGATGTTGGCCGGTTTTATGGTGCAGTACAACAGCACGATAACGATGCTGCAGGATTCGAGTACCGAAGATTTGCCGCCATCCGACCGTGCGAAGCTGTTGGCCAGCCTGGCCGATGCGTTTACGAAAACCGTATCAGCCAATGCCCGTGTGATGCCGGAAACGTCAAAACTGGCGACGGCTTTGGAATTGATTGAGTTCTTGATGGCGTTTGTGCAAGAAAAACACCCCAAACATTTGCCTGCCTTTGTGGAGGTATTGGAGCCGTTTGGGGCGGAAGTGGAGAAGAAGTTTGGATAAGCAAAAACCTACCGTCGGAAGCCTTTTTGCAGGTATTGGCGGGTTTGATTTGGGATTTGAACAGGCTGGTTTTGACACTGCTTGGCAAGTAGAGATTAATCCTGTACCCCGTGCAGTTTTGACCGACCGCTTCCCACACGCAAAACAGTTTGAGGATGTCAGAACGGTATTGTCAGAATTATGGCCGGTAGATGTGATTATTGGCGGATTCCCATGTCAGGATGTATCAATAGCCGGTAAGCGTAAAGGTCTTGCCGGGGAAAGAACAGGTTTATTTTATGACGCAATGCGTATTGTCGACCAGCTTAAACCCCGCTGGATTGTCCTTGAAAACGTTACGGGTTTGCTCAATAGCAACAATGGCGAAGACTTTCAAACAGTCATCAAGTCCCTTGCCGAATGCGGGTATGTGGGATACTGGCGCGTGCTTAATGCAGCATATTTCGGAGTCCCCACGGCACGCCGTCGGGTTTTCTTGGTCGCTGGCTTGGGAGAGTACCCCCCCTATGAGTTTATGGCTGACGCCGGCTCAATTGGAGTCTTACCTCGCGCGGTTGAGACGTATGGGCTACAAAAGCCACATGGTACTTTGCTTAGAGGGATTTCCAAGGGAGCCATTGACCGCTCAGGCACAAATATTCTCGTTACGCCCAACGGACGGGGTGCGATGGTTGAGCGGCAAAGAGCGTCTAACGATGATGGGCTTTGCCTCGGAATGGATGAGGCCAACATTGCGGAGGCTCAAGCTGCGGGAAACGCCGTCTGTCCGCCGGTCTCACGCTGGATTGCCGAAAAATTGATTAAGACTTTTTAAATGCATGAAAACAAAAGAATTCCTCAAATCCCTTGCCGAACTGGCTGCCAGCCTGCGCCAAGTCATCGAAGCGGAAGTGGACGGCTTTGATGCGTCGCCCAAGGCTATTGCTGCACGCCGTACCAAGGTATTTGACCCGGTAGGCGGTTACGAATATTTCGTAAATACCTACTTCCCCCATTATATCCGCTCGCCTGAGAA